AATCACCTAAATGAAAGATGTTAGTAATATCATGTTCTTTTAAATATGGGAAGAATATATCTCTATAAAATTCCTCTTGGTATTGCATAAAGATTTCTGATGAGTTTCTTACACCACAATGTGTATCCGATATTACAGCAATTTTCATACTGTAAACAACTCCAAACCCTTTTTCTTAACTTCCTTTTCTTCTTTAGCAAACTCTTTGATAGCCTCATCCTTAATACGGATCTTAGATATCTTCTCTCTCAATGTACTAATGAATGCGCTATCAACAGGGTTATTAACATCAATGCCAACCATGAATTGTTCTACATCTGCTTGTTCCATGAATCTATACTTAATGTCGGCTTGTTTCTTTTCTTTAATGATACGTCTAACAAATGCAAAGTAAGCGATTTGAGTGAAGTAAGAGAATGCATTGGGCTTACCAGTTCTTGTAGCAGCTTCAATATTATAGTTGTATACTGCTTTAAGACAATTCTCTACCCCGTCCATTACCATTTCATCTCTATAAGTGTATCTTACAAAGTTAGGTTTATGACTTAATCCTTCACAGATTTTCATAAAACATGTAGCAATATAATCTGTTACTTGTGGGAGTTTATCGGGAGTGTCTTCTTGAGCTTTCTTATAAGCGGTGACGTAATCAACTACTGCATAAGAAAAGTCTTTGTTGTTTACGTAATGGGGTTTGTCTTTTGGTTTGATCTTTTCAGTCATGATATAAGTCTCATTAATTATAAAGTTTATAGATCTATTATAACATATTTCTTACTAAATGTACACTAAATAGCTGTTTATTTTTTATTTTAAAAATAAGTGCAAAATGCCTGTACATTTACCGTAAAGTGTGATATAATAGACTAAGTAGCCGAGCCAGGATAGTACTATATATTTAATGAAGTACTTTAGATTCAGGTTTGATATTATCTTCTATTATACTATCAAGTACTATTCTCATGTACTGTGCTTTCATATTAGAATCTACAGGTGCTTCAATAATAACATTCATAGCTTCTAATATATGTACTCTACCATCTGAGAATGGTATCCATGGTGTTAAGACATACTCTTCAGCAGATACCTTAACCGACATAGGTTCTTCTAACCCGATACAATACTCATTATCAACATCATGTGTATATGATATAATTGATTCACCACTCATTAATTTAAAGAACTTGATTGGTAGTTCTTCTAATGTGGTTGGTAGTTTATTGTCTTCTTCCATATATGTATTTATAATAGCTCCACCTCGTGTATTTTAAATCTAAATTTCTGTTTAGCATATATCTTAATCCGTTCAGCACTATGGTTAAGAGTATAATTTTTACGGCTTTTCCAATGGAGATCATCAGCAATATCATATACTTTGGCTGGTCGACCTGTAGCAGATTTACGGAGAACACGTCCAATACTTTGTAATACTTTAATCTGAGACTTACTTGGAGATGCAAAGATAATGTTATGGAGATTCTTAATGTTAATACCTGTGGAGAATGTGCCTAAACTTGCTACGATAATAGCATCATTCTGAGTTTCTGTAATAGCTCTTACTTCTTCGCGAGTGTCTGCATCTGTCATGCCCGATACAAAGAATATTCTTCTATCTTTATGTGCTGCATCAGCAATCATCTTATGTAATGGTATGCCATGCTTCTCTACAAATTGAAATAGAACTAATGTATTACCCTTCTGATCTAATGCTAGATTCTTAATAAATTTATTGCGAGGATCATAAGAGACAATGTGCGAGATTTCATCAGGATATTTTAACTTGGATATTACCTTACACATTTCCTCAGGATGCTTCAGGAGCACCACTTCAATATCTAAATCTGATAAGTGATTGTCATCAATCAATGCTTTGGTACTTGTAACATTATATACAGGCCCGAACAAACCTTCTAATACTAGCTTATGTGTTTGTGTACCATCAAGTGTACCGGTTAAACCGAATCTATACTCTGCCGCAGAACACTTCGTAAGAATAGATGTTAGTGATTTAGCTTTAAAGTTATGTGCTTCATCTCCTATCACCATACCAAATTGTTGGAAGTATTCCTTAGGCATCTTGTATATGCTTTGCCATGTAGAGATATAGATTTGTGTATCTGCATTCTTGTCAATACCAGCCATGATTTGGTGGCATACATTAGGATTAAACGTTTCGTCATCCTTGGAATAATCAGCAAAGTCACCATACATTTGTTTAACAAGTGATGTTGTAGGTACAATAAGCAATATCTTCTTACTCTTATTATATTCCATGAAGTATCGAATTAACAGGTATATGATTAAAGATTTGCCTGAAGCTGTAGGACTTACCAACAGTCCTTTACGATTACTCAATCCATATTTGACTGCATCTTTCTGGTAATCTCTAGGTTTAATATTGCCTAGCGGTAATAGATCCACCCAATCTATATTATCATCAAACGGTTCTTGGTACGGTACTTCAATTGAATAGTTACGTTCAATACAGAATTGTTCTATATACTTTTGTAGTCCGCTGTATATCTTATTAGTTCTTAAATCAAGTAAGCGTAACTTGCCGTCCCACATCTTATTCTTAAATGCCGGCATATGTTTGTAACCGGGAACAAAGAATGTAAAGAACTCAGACAGCTCCATCATAATACCTCTATCATCAGAGATAACTCTTAAATATGCTTCGTCAATCTTTTCTAACTTTATATCCATCACACGCCTGCTTCGAAGCTTCTCCACTTAATGATATTACCTATTTGATTATGTCTCCATCTAATAGTATCTAATATCTCTTTAAGGGTCTCCACCATAACTGCTTGGTATTCTAATTTCAACTGAGCTTCTTGGATATCTTTATCTGAGTTATAGTAGTAATTCATATCTCCCTTAAGAGGTTTATTAAGACCATTGAAAGGATCATACTCCCAACCAAACGCATCTATTTGAGCCTGTGATAGCTTACTATTATAATACAACCACTTATCTTTAAGTAGGTTATCATATGATTGCTGTATTGTTTTCTTTTTGAGTTTGGCTACGGTAATAAGACTCAAGTATTTTGAGTGCAATGTAGCGTTTTTGATTGTTGTGTCGTCTAATTTAAACTGGTCGATGACTCCATCAACCTCCCACATGTCAAGTATTTCTTGTATGTCCATAATATAACCTTCATAATATAGTTTTATTTATATCACTTAAAAAGGCATAAAACTTCTTGCCATACCTCTCGGTGAGAATTTGTTGGCTATGTTGCCAACCGATCCATTCATTAAATACATTTGTTTGTTGATCACCGTGATGTTATCATTTAACTCGTGGATATGTTTCTCCATTGCTAGAGTTGTATTATTCATCGTTGTCATATCTGTATTGATAGACTCCATTGAATAAGTCATTGCATTCATATTAATTCTAATTGAATGTAAATCGTCAGAGCCTTGTTTAAATGATTTGGTCCAAGATTCCATGTGAGAACCAACTACAAGACCTGCATATACAATAACAGAAGCCACTACTAGTTGAGACATAGCTGTTATCCATAAACACCACTTAGAGTGACATGACATGTTATACTATTTCGAAATATGAGTAATTAAATGATACTGCGGCGGTGAGATATTCTACATCCACAGTAGTAATATCGAATGGTAAAGATGATAGATTCACTGGCTTTGCATCAATGAATCTGATTTGTTTAGTAAGATTATTAGCACTATTCATAATGTTAAGAGTTAAATCTCTTACATTAGATGATGAGTGCGGGTTATCAACTTGATTATATAACCAATCATATATTTCTTGATAATTGATTAAGTCTTCGTCAACAAGGAAAGTACACTCAAAATCTCCGTACTCTATTTTATCAGAGGCAATAGTAATATTACGTGAAGGTGTTGCGAAAGGAGCTCCTGCGACTGATACGTCGGGGAGAACCATAGTTTGAATTGTAAACTCAGCTGTAGGGTATGTTACACTATCTAGCTGTAAAACGAATGAGGTGGGGTTTAAATAATTTGGCATAATTATATTTATACGAAAAAAAAGGACTCTTTCGAGTCCTTCTTATTGTTTCCTAAGAAACTAACCTATAATTTACAGGTTAGTAACGTTGAAACGACGGTAGTAAACATTTGCACCAGCAGCACTTGAAGTGAACGGGTTGTTAGTCATACCATAACGAGTTTTGAAACCAATCTTAGGTTGGAAGTCATTTTCGCCAATTGTCTTCATCATTGATAACGGAACGTACGGACAGTAGAAGATACCTGCATCATAAGAGTTAGCACCCTTATAACCAACTGTTACATAGTCACCAGCATTGAATGGGTCTACATAAAGTTTCATGCCACCGTTTAAAGTACCAAGGAACAAGTTACCAGTTACGTCTGCAAGAGCAGTACTAGCAGTGTTACCATACTGAACTGAACCAGTTGCATTTAATGCAGCTGCTACGCCAGAAGAGATGATAGCAAAGTTACCTTTACCACGTCGAGTTGCTTTAGCAATTTCTGAAGCTTCGATTTCCATCTTAGTGATAAGAGCTTTATATACTTCAACTTCCCAACGTCCTTTAGAAGAACCTGAAACTGGAGTAGCGTCAAATGCAGTACCTGCAACAGCTTGAGTGTTGATAGTATGAATCATTTCACGGTTGATTTCACCAAGAATTTCAGATGAAAGGATGTTAGCCAATTCAGTTTCAGCATTAAGACCGTGTACAGCTTTAAGGTCTTGAGCTAATTCCATTGTGTATTGAGCACGTAATTGACGAGACTTAGCTTCAACCATAGACTTCTCAATAGAGAAACCCATTTCGTTCCAGTTAGCATCGCTTTCAGCATCAGCAGTAGCCATACCAGAACCAGTGCCAGCAGAACCAGTACCTGAGAATGAATCATCAGCTTCACCGAACAATGCTTCAGTTGGTGCAACGTCATCAGCAGTACCTGAAATACCGTCTGCTCCAGAAGTACCGTCTGAGTAGTTAGCCTTCATAGCAAAGATTAATCCAGTAGGACCAGTCATTGGTTGAACACCAGCAATATCAAATGCTAGTAAGTTAGGCGTAGCACGTCTAACTAATGAGATCATTACTGGATCCCAGTTATCGATTCCACCAGTTGCATCAGTACCGCCAGCAGCCATGCGAGTTTCGTTAAGTGCTTTTTCTTGGTTTTCAAGAATTACCGCAGTTACAGCACGTTTGTGCGCGTCTGTAATTGTTCCAGCATCAGTAGCTTCTAAAACTGGTGCCCACTTCTCTTGTAAGTTTTGTGTATTTAATTCCATTTATATTCTCCTATATTAGAATTGTTTTGCGTGTTGAATTGCATCAAGGTATGAAGCCATAGCGCCAGTAACTTGTGTTTCTTCTTTAGTGTTTTCGGTAATTGCATCGATATCATTCTCAGCTTTTACTTCCGTGTCGTCTTTGTTAAGGTAAGACTCTTTAATTGTTGCAACTTTAGATGCAAACTCAGCATTATCTTCAGCAGTTACTGCTTCAGTTAATTCTTTAAGTTTAGCAGCTTCTGTAGCAGCAAGACCTTCACATGCTTCAGTAACAATTTCATTACGTTCGAAAGCTTTAACTTTCTCTGATAATTCCATGTTAGCTTCTTGACTTGCATTCAATTGATCCTTAGCATCAGTTACTTCTTCAGTTAAAGCGTCAACTATTTCAACTTTATCTTCTGGTACATTGATGTAATGCTCAGTAAACACACCGTGCATAGCATTGATGAATGATTCAGTGATTTCAGATTTAAGACCATGCTCAATAGCAACTTCATTCTCTTTAACCCAGTTCTCAACTACGTAGTTAAGGTAACCATCTACCTTGTCTACTAAATCTTCTTTAATAGCATTAACTTCTTCTGACAAATCAGATGCATAACGCTCTTCTAATTCAACAGTTTTAGTTGCAACTTTTGTATGTAAAGCAGCTTCGAAAATAGTAGCAGCCTTTTCTTTGAAGCCTTCAGATAAAGACTCTTCGCCTTTAACTAATGCATCAACGTCTTCTTTGAATTTGTCTTTCTTAGACTCTTTCTTAGATTTAGCTTCTTTCTTTTCGTTCTCTACTTCGCCTTCTTCTTCATCACCTTCATCATCTTCTTCGTCATCTTCTGATTCAACTTTAGCTTTCGCTTTAGCTTTTTCAGCAGCTTCGAAGATTGCATCCAATTCATCTTTATTCATTTCTTGTAAAGATGCATTAATTGCAGAGATCGTACGAGCTTCTGTTAAGGGAGCTTCTACTTCTGTATTAGTTTCCTCAACAATAACCTCTTCAGCGATGTCTTTAATTTCTTCTGACATATTATTTACTCCTGTTAGAGTTACAGTTTAGAGAGGAAATGTTCAAATCCGCTAATTTCAGAATCGGTATTATCCACTTCTTCAGTTATAGGTTCCATCATTTCAGTCTCACCTTCTTCAATTACCTTAACAAAATGACCCGGCTTATCCATAGTCCAATCAACACCTTCCATGATTCCATTTACGAAAGCATTTGGTGCAGATGGATCTTGGACAATATCTACAGTTGAAAGCATAAAATCATCTTTCACATAGTTAACGCCGGCTCTTTTTTCAAGGCTTCCCATACCACGACTTGAAACACCAAGTTGAACACCACCTTCAACCAAACCTTTTACGATCTGGCCCATAGGAGTATCTAAAATGAGTGCCTTCCCAATCACATTATTGCCGTC